GTTCCCAACAACTTGAACTCACTTGGGTCCTTAGTGCGTTCACATTTCTCAGGCTTTATGATCATCCCCGTTGGTACGCAGTCATCCTTCGCTACGTCCAGGTCGAACTGGTCGTTTGAGCGGAATGCGCTGTCGTCGCCAAAACTTTTAGTCCCCTGGGTTCTACACCCTGGCAGATCGCAAGGTAATCAATCAGAATGTGGTTAACAACTGAATCAATCATCTGCGTCCACCAAGACCCAGAAGGAACTCCCCGATACTTACGGAACATACGTCCGTCCGGCATCAGGATGGGAGTGTTTATGAAATACCACACCATACCGTCCCACACGTTACGCCACTTCTGGGCATCCTGCTTTCCAACAGGCTTACCTTCAAAAGTTTCAAAATTCACGTTTTGTCTTAGGATGTCAAACGCTACGCGAATAAGCCACGCGGGTACTTTCGTATCAAAAGACGAAAAGTCAAGACCGTACAATGTCTCCCCTTCCCTCAAGTTGACGCACCACTCGGTAAACAAGCGTTGCGCACTCTTCCCGTTCAGCATTGGTGAGTTAGGATCGTTCATAAAGTCGCGATACATTAGCGGGGCGTAGAAGCCCTCCACCGTTAACACTTCTGCGGGGTAAATCCACACAAGCCTCGTTTTCGGATCATCTCTGTCAGACATCCCGCCACGTTGACCTGCCAAGCACGGGGGAAACCGCATCTTGGTTGGATTGAAAGCACCTTTTCCATCCTGTTTCATTCGATGTCCCAACCATCTCGCCGCGTGATAGATATCTTCCATCACATCACCCTTCTTGCAGCCCATGAAGGTTGCACCCGCAGACGTATCACGTCTCAGGAACTGACCCACTTCATGCCAATCAAGGGGTTCTCGGCGGTACGGAAGTTTGAAAGCCTTCTTAGCGTTGGCAATCGCACGCCGCATGTTGGACTGCTGCTGAGCAGATAGATCATCGAATGTGTTCTTCTCGCCCGAGAACTTCAGTAAAGCACTGTACATTCCCGGTGTGCCTTGTGGGCGACGAGTAAAACCACGGATCTCCTCATAGATGTCTCTCGAGTAAAGCTTTAAAGTCTCTCTAATCCAAGGATCGGTGTTAGAGTTAGACGAGTACGTTGAGTACCCCCCATATTTCGCGATTTCGCACAGGTTGGGATCCTGAAAGTTGGAAGGAATTACGTCTTCGCTAGTGGTTGACCCAGACTTAGCAGGTCTGAGGTGGAGTGCGTCAATTAAATGAGACCCCTTAGCTAAAACGTAGTGTTGGGTTGGATCCTGAGTAAAATCTTCCATTTGCTCA